TAGCAGGTCCTTGCTTTGGTCGACTTTAGCAAGTTTTTCTGTTTATCTAGTGTAGCTACTCAAAGAGTTTTCTGGTGGACCTGGGCGGAATCGAACCGCCGTCCGAAACACTTTTCAGTCAACTTCATACGATCATTTTGTTATTTATTTACTTTTTGATGAAATGGGATAGTAAGTTTTTTCTCAATACTTGTTTTCATAATACTTTGCGGAGTTGCACTATTTTTAATAATATCAAAAGATACATGGTGCGTAAACCCATCAGCATCCTCTTTTGAAGACGCTGCCTGCACTGTTTGTGTTTTATAATCTCCGTATGATTTTGTATGTATTCTATAATGAAGATTGCCATCTCCGCCATGCACAATATTATGATTTACTAATATATTATGTTCTTTACTATTAACAATATGCTTAATGGCGGTTTTGGGTATATGTTTTGATAGACTATTACCATCCATCCAATTAGATGTACTAGTGTTTTGTTCTTCAAAAATAAATCGTTTTAAAGATAACATATAAACATATCCTTTAATATATTTATATACCTTTTATATTTTTATATTCTTGTCTTAATTTTCTAAAACCATTGATCCAATTATCTCGTTTTTCTTTAAAAATGATTGGATTATCATTTTCTACAGCCATAATGATAACTAGATTATTTACGGGTATCAAAGTTCTTTCTTCAAATGCAACTGCATATGCAGATGTTTGCATAAAATAGTTTTCAATATCATTTTTTTCTTTTCTTCTAGAAGAAGTTTTAAAATCAATAACAGATAATCTACCCTCATATTCTGCGATACAATCCACTTTACCTGCCACTTCAAGATAATCAGAATATAAAGATTCTTCAAGTGCATGTATAGTATTAATATTTTCAAGATAAGGCTTAATAGAATTAAACATTTCTATTGAAAAAATATCAAGAGTTATTTCTTTTCCTAAGAGATATTTTTCACATAATGTATGTATTCGTGTGCCGCGATTTGCTGCTCTTGATGAAATTTTATTTGCTTGTTCTTCGCCTACAGCTTTTCTCCATTCTAAAATGGAATCTTTAATTAATAGTCCGGTAACCGTAGTAACACTTGGGTATTTTTTACCTGAAGGTGTTTCATATGTTCTTGCACCACTAGGTAAAGTGACACTTTTAAGTTTTGGTAAATTGTGTTGTATAAAGTTTTTCATATAATCAATACTTTTCGACGTAATGTTTATTCCATTTTACTATTTTTCTTGGTTCATAATAAGATTTAAATCTTTACAAGTATTGCACTATATTTCTGTTATAGTTTTGAAATGGTGCCATAGAACCAGCAATTTTATTTAGATATCTTCAGAATATTGTTACGTCGAAAAGTGCATAATATTATATAGAATTTATATCATCATATCTTAATTTAGCTAAAATATAATCCTTTACTAAAGAAGATCTAACTATATCGTTGACTTCGAATTCTATTCTAGTGAATGCTGACATATGCCCTGCTATATCGAAAAATTTTAATATGCCAGACTTATCATTATTTTTTTTTAAATCTGTTTGCCTATAATCTCCGCACCATATTATTTTAGAACGATATCCTACACGTGTCATTACTGTATCAATTTCTTCAAAATTGCAGTTTTGCATTTCATCTACAATAATGATTGCATCATCAAACGACATTCCTCGAATAAATGATGTTGAAATAAATTCTACGTATCCTTGTTCTTCTAATCTATCCCAGGCATCTTTTCTGCCGAATAATGTCTCACATATTTGTCTATAAGGTTGTTGATAAATTTCCATTTTATCAGATACATCTCCGGGTAAATGTCCAATTTCCCTAGATTGTACCGCTGATCTAACAATAATAATTTTATTGAATGGATTAGATTTATCTAATATCTCTTCTAATGCTTTATAAAGCGCAATAAATGTTTTTCCTGTCCCCGCCACCCCATGCAATGCTATAAAATAATCTCCTCTTCGGTAATATTCAAAAAATTTTTTTTGATTATCTGTCAATGGATCAAATGTTTTTAAATCATCTAATCTTATTTTAAGACTATTATTATTTTGTGTTGTTTTTCTGCATTCTTTGTAGTCATTAAAATAAACAGGATCCGATACTATTGCATTTGCTTTTTTTGCCATGTGTCCCCTCTAGGTTAGAAATTATCATATTATTCACACATGTACATAATAAAATTATTTTCTAGAAAGTTTATCACTTAAATTAGAGCGATAATTATTTTGTCCAATTTTAGACAATACTTCTTTAAATCCGTCATCGTTTCGTCTAATTCCTAGTCTCACAGAATCTCCCATGGCAGGAGTGGATTTAAAATAATGGTTATATTCTGATGACCCACATTCAGGGCAAGATTGATTATCTTTTGAAGAAATAGTACAACTAACTTCAAACACCGTTTCGCATTGGTTGCATTTAAAATCGTATATAGGCATATTAACTCTTAAATTTGATTTGACCACCAATTTGGAATTTCGCGCAATTTCCAATTGGCCAGATGTTCTTTTCCAATTTTGTAATACTTTCTGTAAGAAGTAATACTATCCTGGTTTACTTTATATATATCAGGCATTGCCGGTGTAGGTGGATAGAATTCTGATTTTATGATATTTTTTGGAGGTGTATATAATACATCTTTCATTCTAGTCTCTACAGAATGCACTTTGCTATATCTATATGTATATTCTTTACACAGATAATACCACAATTTATGCAACCAAACATAATTTTGGTAATTGCTTCGAGTCCAAATAGCAGATGGATGATTAATATGAGATGCTTTCATAATAATACGCTCAGTTACTTCATCATCTAGTTTCCAACGTTTAATTGATCTACCATTTGCAGTAATGTCAATATACATAGATCCATCTAATAAACGATGAGCAGTTGACATTAATTGTGCATATTCAATAATCATTTTGACCACATGCTTATCTACGTGTTGCATGGCACAAATTTTTGGATCATTATCTAAATAAAAAATATTAATTTTTAATTCCTTCCATAATTATATGCATCAATTGATTGATTGTGTAGACGTTGGCTTTCTTGAAATCTACAATCATGAATTCCCCTTAAGCATGCTTCTCTTTCGTACGGCGAATAGAACATATTACAATGAGTCGCAGGCCGACACATTGATGTACGATATTCATATGTTACAGGTGGAGCGTAATAATGCCTTTGCCTGTAATAATACGAATGTGGGGGATGTGGATAATGTGCTTGCATATCTGCGCCAATTGTAGCACCTAAAATTGCACCGACTGCTGTTGCTGCACCTCGATTGCCTGTACTAAGTGCATTACCTATTGCCCCGCCAATAATTGCCCCGGAGGTAGGATTAATAGGGTGCGGGTAATATTGCCCGGATGCGCACCCGCTAATTCCTAAAGTTGCTAATACAATAAGAATATGTTTTTTCATAAAAGCCTTTATTTGATAATTTTACTTGAATCTGCTACAGATTTATCTAATCGCATCTCAACAAATCTAGGCAAAAATAGACTTTCTTTATTTTCATTTTTTTCTTTAATACGGGCATTGTACATTACGGTAACAATATTACCAATAACATTGCGACCATAATTATTTCTTTGTTCGTCACTATATCCGCTGCCTACATTCACCCTAATAATACCATCTGAGGATTCACAAATCAAGGCGCCGAGCCTATTTTTGTTTTTCCCAGTGCCCTCTTCCCAGTCTACAACAACTAAATCGCATTCCAATTCACCTTTGAATTTAATTTGAGATTTTGTTCTTGCATCTTCCCAAATTCCATCTTTAGATTTTAGAATAATACCCTCTTGACCTTCTTCTAAGAATTTTTCAAAAAACTTTTGTGCTTCATAAGTATTTTGAACTTCTTTACACCAAACAGAATCAATATAATGCCCAAGAGAATTCTGCACCTTGACATTATTGATAGCAGATAACAATTTAGTAAATCTATTTGAATATGGTACATTGTATACCAATTTTTCCCATTCATTTAATGGTACAGCGTCCCAAATAGTTGCTCTAATATTTTCTGCTTCTTTTGTACTCATTGTACCTTTAATAGATTTTGACAGAATACCATTTCCCGTAGTGCGAGGTAAAGGTTTGCCGGTATCGCTTACAATTAGAAGTTCGCCATCAAATACATAGTTTTCACCATAGAATTTTGATAAGGAAATAAATGGTTCTTTAAATAGAGGATTAGGGATGTCTAATTGTTTTCCATTTCTACTATAAAAATCAACATTATTATTGCGTACAATTGCACAAAATCGCATTCCGTCTAATTTTAATTGTGCGTAGGCGGGGAAGTTGATTTTGTTGATGAGTTTTTCGTCGTATCCAGAAGCCAACATAACTGGGAACGACGGGACAAGTCCTGGCCAAATTTTATTTGCTGTTGCTTCGGATACTCCGCACTTGAGATCTTTTGCAATAATACGCTCAATGACTTTTGCATCTTCATTATTCACACTCTCCAGGATATAAGTTAAATGGGCAATACCAGCATGGCCTGTTTTTTCTCTACTAGAGAGGTCATCTAGTTGATCCAGTGCCCAATCCAAATTTTCAAACCGGTTCGTTGTATTTTTATAATTTGGAATTTTTCTAATATAGAACTGACAAAAAGGAGTTAGTGCAAGATGAATTGCTCTAACTAAAGTTTTATTGTCTTTATTTTTTCTGAGAATTGCTTCTTTAGCAAGTCTAGAATTGTCTGCTTTGAGTGATTCAAAAATATAGTTTACGGAATTCATTTGTATGTTTATCCCTACGCTTATATTCATCTTTACTACCAACAACACGAATACGGTATTTGGGGGTCAATTGATCTTTAAAATTTAAATCTTGCCGCTTTACTTTATTTTCAAAATGTTTTCGCATATTATATATAAAAAATGTGTAGTTGTCAAATATGATTAGAAAATATCATATTCCGATGTAACAGAAAAAATGTGCTTATATTTCTTTTTTGTATTGACAAAATTTGTCTTTGCGTTTTCTAGATCTGTTAGATTTTTGTATACGCCAACTATACTAGTTTGCCTACAACGATTAACATTATCTAGATATTTAACTTCAAGAATGTATTTATTCCTCATCTCTATCACTCATAGATTTAGTATTAGTAATTGTTTCATATAAATTTTCAAATTCAAGATGATCTTCTTTTTCTTGATTAAAATTTTGTTTATGGTAAACTTTTGCCATTCTACGAAATGCCTTCTTTGGAATTTCATATTGTTCGCAAATATTTTTAATTGCTTCTTTAATAAAATCCCGCTCTGCTTCAACACGAGTCATAGAACCAGAAATTTCACTAAGGGCAGAATTAATTGCTTTTCGTACTAAAGGATCATTCAATCTAGACATAATAATCTCCTAACGTCTCATACTAGATATTTCTTTTGCTTCATTATCATTAAAAATAGGCACAGCATTTGATTTGTGCATTGTACCAATTCCAACAATTTTTGTGCCAGTATATTTCATCGGGGCTTTTGTACTAATTGCCCCAAGTACTGTATCCGGTTTACTTTGAATAAATGGTGTTTCTCTACCAGGAGGAACTTTAATTTTTTGTATGGATTTATTTAAAGGTTTGGTAGATAAAGGGGGATATTTTTTGAGCAATTCGTTCCAATCATTTTCAAGTTCTGCATAATTTCTTTTTTGTTCTGCAGACTTCCATTTGATTTTTTTAGAATGATTTTTGAAAGTTTTCATAATTTCTCCATATAATATTTTATATTAAAATACTATACTTGTCAAATATTATTTTTTATCAAAAGCTCTATACTTATGATAAAAATAATTTCTATTATCATAAACAGGATCTTTGGGTAAACTATCAAAATCCACAGACCATTGCGGTTCTTCCACAACAGGTTCTTGTTTATCCCTTTGAAAAAATCTAAAAAATAGTTTTATTTTTCCAAAGGGCGTTGCTCTTTTTTTGGTGTTTCTTGCTTAACTTCTTTGGGTGGTAGTAGATTTGGAAATGCTTCTCTGACAATATCTTCTTTAAGAGTCTTATATTTTTGTGTCAATTTTCGATCTTTTGCTAGACATACAACTTCAGCTTCTTTCCAATGTAGACCTTCTAGCATCTGAATAAACAAGGATTCTTTTCTAATTTTATTTAAATTGCTTGGTCTGGTCCAAATATAAAAACGTCTAAATTCTACATATAGATTACTGTCAGAGTAGCCGTCAGGCACATTAATATCTTTTTTGAAGGGTGGTTCACCGGGGGGCAAATCCATTTTTGCCGCTGGGTGATAATTTAATTCCAAAATACCTCTAAGAGGAATACTATCATAATTTTTTAAAACTTTAATTTTTTCTTCTTTACTTTTAACTTTTTCTACTTCTTCAAATACTTGTGGTACAGATGTTTTCATTTAAAACTCCATTATGACTTCAAGCATATTTTTCATTTTATTTTCAATAAAATAATTGAGCAATTTGCTTCTATCTTTATTAGGTTGGGATACAAAATTATTTATAATCGCTGACTCAATATTAAGCGGAATTTCTGTAAAATCAACAAGCAGTTTGTTACGAGCAAAATTCTTTTTAAACTCATCATCTGAAGGCATTGTGCTTGGATTTTTAATCCATTCATCTAATTTTTTTGATGAAATAGGCTTTTGCCGTTTATTTTCAGTAAAACAATCATCGGGCGAAAACACATTGGGCACTCCGTCACCTTTGTCACCTCGTATAATATGTTCCATTATATAGTATTGCGGTGAAGTTTCAGGCTTTACAAATTTTTTCTGAATAGGAGAATATTGCTTTACATTACTATATTTTTGTAACTGAATAAAATCATGATCCGCAGAAATTACTAGAAATGGTTTAGGGTCTCCTCCAAATAATGTATTTTCTTTTAAATCATTTGTCTGTGCCCATTTTGCTAAAACTGCAATAACATCATCCGCTTCTGCACCATCAATATTAATAACCTTATAAGGAAAATAGTTATGCAAATCATCTCTAACGCTATTTAATGTGGTAAAAATTAGATTCCAATCAAATCCAGAATCTTCTCTAGATTTTTTTCTGCCCGCTTTATAGTATGGAAAATAATTACGCCTCCAATAAGATTTACTATCACATGCAATAACTACTTCGCCGTAATCATTTCCAAATTTATTTTTATACCCACGTATACTATTGATAATCATATGTTTGACTAGCGGTACATTAATTTCAATATCAGTCCGGCCGCCAATTTCTGCCATTAAATTTGAAATAGCAGTTTGATTATAATCAACAACTATCATTATATAAATTCCTTTAAGCTAAAGTATCTTTTGTAGATCCAGATATTATTGTACATTTATAAGAACCATCACCCTTGTCGCCAAGTCTTGCGATGCCTATACCTTCTGTTGTACCTTTATCAGATGCCGTTATAATTTTTGCATAATGTCCGCAATCAGCAACAATTAGATCTCCTAATCTAGCAACACTAAATCCCTCTGATGTTGTTTTAGTTGATCCGGTTACAATAGTTCCTCCGACTGTAATTGGACTTTCATGGGCATAACAAATTCCTGTAGTTTTATCGCCTATTCTAGCTATAGCTGTCATGGTGTACAAATATACCCTGAAAGGTTTGGCAAACCTTGAACAGATGATAATGCACTTCTGGCATTGAAAATACTTTGTTTTGCAGAATCAATGCCCAAACTTTTTAACATTTTTTGTGCAAATTCTGCAGGTTTGCCCGATGCTTGTATTGCAGTGGCCGCAGCTAATCCTGCATTTTGAATTTTAACATCTGAAGGCATACCTGTCAAAGCCTCATTTAATGCATTACAAGCGCTTGATACTGCAGCATTTATTGCATTGGCCAACATTCCAATCAATTGATTCATTACATTTAACATAATAGTCATAGCATTACTTACAATTCCCCAGGCAACATCAAGAGCTGCCATTAGTAAGTCTAAACCTTCTTGTAAAATTGCATTGTAGGTAGATACTGCATTTTGAACAGCTTTATATATCGTCGATGCTGCATTCATAGCCTCTTTTAATGCAGATTCAATTTCTTCTTTTGAATCATCGCCTAATAGATTGCCTAGAGTAGCAGCAACGGAACAATTAGTTGCAAACTCTAATGCAAAGTTTACCATCGCTGCTTGCACTGGGGTCAAGAATGCAATTATAGTTGGATTATTGGTTAAACTAACACATACTGGGGGCATATGTCTATTCCTATTTTATTGTTTTAAGAATAATTGTGTCTGCATTAATTCGACCATTAACTGCTGCACTTTTTGTCTTAATAGAATCCATAAACTTTCTTAGTTGAACTTTTCCTGCAGACATTAATTCGTCAATAGTGTCTTTAGGTTTTCTAAGAGTTTTCTGAGTGCTTAAATCTGGATCATAATTTTGCAATGATGATCCTTTAACACTAATACCCTTAGTATCTTCTGTTTTATAACAAATTAATTTTTTTGTCTTAGTATTAAATAACCATACCTGTGTTGCTCCGACAATATCTACAACCGATACAGATTTTAATCCCAATTCATCATCTTTTAACTTAAATTTTAAATTTTTAACCTGAACTCCCGCAGGTTTTTCTTTTCGAATCCTGGGTTTACGGTTTGCCTTTTTATATTGTTGATATTTATCGCAATCTTCCTTAAATGCTGATAAAAGTTTAGCAATAGACTTAATTTGCCGTTTACCTAGATTAGAATATGCTTCTAATAGTTCTTTATCTGTTGTTTCTGATAAAAATGAAAATTCGGCATGCTTTTTATTCAGCCATTCTACAATAAAAGGCACATACACCTGAGGCAATTCTGCGGCTTTCATTTCATCATATAAATTAAATTCTTTATTTTCTTTAATAAAAGAATCTAATTTGCCCTCAAGTTC